CCTTGCGGGTGGTCGGGTCTATGATGCACACTTCCGTGTATCATCACAGGTCGGCATAGCCGGGACCTTATGTAACGGAGACTAATTGTGAGCTACTTCGATGGAATTGAACTTGCCTCTTCCGCATATGCGGCTGGAGGTTTGCAATACGACATCGGTGAGCTCATAAAGAGTTCTCCGTTGTATAGGAACAACAAAGCTAAGAAATTGGCAGCGTTGTTGTGTATCCTACGTGATAAGGACTTACATCTCATTAACTCTACGAGAAATGAGACTTGTCTTTATTATTACTTTTCCGAGAATAGCTCCTTCAAGGAGTTCTCGGATCAGCTGGATGCGGTCAGTGCTTTAGCTAGCGATAATGAACTTCAGCTTCTCGTAAGAGTTGCTTTAGATCTAAAGGCTGCTATTGCACCCCTGGACTCTATGCAGTGACTTAACTGCTTAGAGAAAGAGGAACATCATGGGTTTAACCGGCTTCACCAACCAACCCGGTCAGCACTATCATTATGCTGATCGTCAAGGTCGACAAGTCGGCGTGTATTTTGGCAACCGCGATGTCAACGAACTTCTCTACGACGAATTGTACGTAGATGAGATCGCAGCAAAGTGGTACCCTACGCCAGGCTATGCAGGTTGCACAGACTGGGCACGTAAGGTGGCAAAAGTCGTCAAAGACGAGCCAGCCAAAGCGCGCAAGATAGCGTACAACTCGGACACGGAAACGTACCCTGGTGGCATCATGATTGATCTCATGATTGATGACCACATATCAAGGTCGTTTCCTTTGGACAGTTTCGATAATCCTGATCCAGGATACGATAACGCCCATAACGAGTCGATCACAAAGGCCTTAAACAACCTTACCCAGTCTTATGCTGGGATTGGTGCTGATTTGGCCCAAGCGCGCAAAACCTGTGATGAATTCTCGCATCTTGTCCTTCGTATTGGCGGCTTCATAAACGCTATGAAGCATGGCAACTTTGGACTTGCCGCTGAGAACCTTCTCGGTGGTAAAGTGCGAGATCTTAAGTCCGCGCAGAAGACTCTTTCAGGTAACTGGTTAGAGTTTATCTACGGTTGGAAACCGTTAGCTAAGGACCTTCACGAGGCCCAAGAGCTTGCGCATAAGGCACTGCTTAAACCCGTTCCAGTGATGGCACGGGGAACCGGAAGGTCACAACATGTGTCCCAGGTTCCAGATTATTATGGTTTTCACCTCGACCTTACTAATGAAAGTTCTCATCGAACTTATTTAGAAGGTAACGTCGTGAATCCCACTTTATATCTGCTTTCGCAGGCTGGACTTATCAACCCCCTAAGTATTGCTTGGGAAGTCGTTCCTTTCAGCTTTGTGCTGGACTGGTTCATTCCAGTCGGAGCGACCCTCCAGGCAATTACCGCCGGGGTTGGCCTCGATTGTAATGGTGGATTTACATCTACCCAGATAAATCGTTCTAACAGTATTGGGCGGAATCTTCCGACTCTGCCCCCTGCTGGCCAGGACTATTATCATTGGGTTACGGCTGGCTCATATCGAGAGATCGCTTATGAGTTCAGGCGTCAGTGTCATACGAGCTTTCCAAGCCCGAAATTATACGCTGACGTTACTCCGTATTCCACCACGCGTGCAGTTAACGCGCTGGCGCTTGTTCGCCAACTCATGAAGTAATTCCGCTTCTTGAGATCTGAAGGGTCATTTAAAACTTCCCTTCACCAATGAAAGACAATGTACATGGTACAATTGACTTCGCTGGTCCTCAAAGACCATGCGGCCGCGGACGTTACGTTCGCTCCCCGTGACATCACCAATGGTGTTGCGACTACGGTGAGTTCCACCGGTGTCCCGCTTGGAGAAAAGACTGCGTCTTTCTCCGTTGCGAAGACAGCTGCCGGCAAGCGTAAGGTCACCCTCAAGGTGGTCTTGCCTGTCGTGCAGGACGTGGTCGTTTCGGGAATCACCCGTCCGACGATCGTGCGTGCCGCTTACTGCGACATCGCATTTTCGTTTGACGGAGCGAGTTCCACGGTCGAACGTCAGGACATGCTTGCTGCTGTGAAGGCCATGTTGGCCGACACTACGCAGATCAAGCCCCTGATCGAAGACCTTTCGAACCCATATTAAAGTGGGCGAGAACGACCCAGCGGTGGAGAAAGCTCAAGGTCTGCTTGCAATTATCAGTACTTTACTGGTACCTGCTATCGCAGTCTTCAGGCTTCTCCAGCCTCTGTTCCGGAAGAAGAAGTAACTTCTTCGGCATCAACACGGTTACCGGTTGGTGTTTGACATATAGGAAAACCTTATGCCACACAAGAAACGTCACGCAAAGACCAAAGTCTTTGCGTCACTTCCGAACGACTTATCGTTCCAGCTCGTACGACGACTATCTGATCTTACTCCTTCCGTGAAGACGGATTATCTTCAGAGTGAGATTATGTCGAAGTATGTTTCTCATGAAACTGATCCTCCAGAGGTTAGGAGGACGCGCGCCATAAACAAGTGGCTAGCAACAGAACGTGAGAATGAAGCGACTAATGACAGACTCTTAACAACTCCCGGGGAATACAACATTTTACCCCGGGTGAGCCTGTCAGAATTCGTTAGCTGGTGTCAGCATTTCATCGTTGGCATCATCGGGGAGACTCCCTCGGTAGAGACCTTAATAGGGTCCTTTTCCGGAGGAGCATCGACGAGTCGTCCACGTACTAGGAGCCATCCAAGCTCCAAGTACCTCGGAGAACTTCACGCTACGCAACGCTGTCTCGATCTATTTGTCGACACTTGTGTCGATCTTTTGCCGAGTTGGTTTTGTGCTCAACATTCCCCTTTAATTAGGGTTGTTGAGGGAAACGTGTTGTTTACCGTCCCGAAGAAAACTGATATAGATCGGGTTGCCTGTAAGGAACCCGATCTGAACATGTTCATTCAGAAGGGCATAGGGGACCATTTCCGTGGTTCACTACGAAGGTACCGTATTAATCTTAACGATCAGGCCATAAACCGATCGTTAGCACGTGAAGGATCGATAACCGGAAAGCTGGCTACGCTAGACTTATCTAGCGCCAGTGATTCGGTATCGACGGGTCTTACAGCCCTTTTCCTTCCCGTGATATGGTACACCCTCCTGGACTCTGTTAGGAGTCCAGTCACCATCATTGATGGTGAGGAGCATCAGAACCAAATGTTCTCATCGATGGGCAACGGCTTCACATTTGAGTTGGAGAGTTTACTCTTCTTTACTCTTACGCGAGCTGTCGCCTATTTCAGGGGAACACGCGGAGTTGTATCCGTCTATGGTGATGACATTATCTGTCCAACAGATATTGTTGCAGAGCTCACTTTTGTGCTCGGTTTCTTTGGCTTCCAGGTTAACACCGAGAAGTCATTTGATTCCGGACCCTTTCGTGAGTCATGCGGCGGTCATTACTATGATGGGTACGATATTACTCCTTTCTATATCAGGAAACCTATCGAGACCATGGATGAACTCATTGACATTGCTAACAAGCTTCGTCAGTGGGCCAGCTTTGGTCCGGATCTTCCGATCCTAGATCCTGAGGTAGAGCCTATATGGCTTTGGCTCAAGTCTATGATACCTGATATCCTTTGGGGTGGTGTGGATACTTCCTTCAAATACCAGCTTGCGTCGCGAGACGCACCCACGTCAAGGTTGGCGGAAACCAACACGAGAAAGGGAACTGGTACTGGAGGCTATCTCCACTGGCTAAATGCCACTTGGCGTCGTACGCGTTCTTCTGACGGGCTTGAAACCTCGTCAAAAGTAACATCACTCGGTAAGCTCCGGGTGAAACGCGCTCGTCGTAATACGACGGTGACCCTCGATCATGTCTGG